AGCTGAACCTGCTGGTAAGTTAACTGTTATAACTCCTGCTGTAGTATTTACAAAATAACCATTGCCACTAACTGCAGAAAAAGTTGCTGTCTTTGGTGTTGTATCCCAATCTACGGTCCCCGTTCTACCAAAACCTGTCTGTGATGCACCTGCAGCAAGAGAAATAGTATCGCCACTTGCACCAAGTGTGATTGTTGTACCACATTGATTAATTAAATTTCCACCATCTGCTGCTTGTATGTCATCTGCTTTTACAACTGAACCACTGATTGTAGTTGTTGCACCACATTTAGTGACTACTGCACCGCCGCATTGGTTTTCTATGTTATCTACTTTTATTTTACTTGTCATAATTATTGAAATTTGTACCTTATTATTACTATACCAGAGCCACCATTACCACCATTAGAAGTTGGACCACCAGCTCCACCTCCACCACCTGTGTTAGCTGTTGCATTACTTCCTGTTGAAGCACTTCCTGATGCTCCACCACCTACTCCACCTACACCTGCGGTTAATGCAACTGGAGGATGACCTCCACCACCTCCACCACCAGCATAATATCTAAATGAACCACAAGGTTGACCATTAGATCCAAAACCAGTTGGGGTACCAGCTCCAATACCACCAGGACCTGATCCTGGATTAGCTGGTTTACCATTGCCACCCACTGCCACAGCTCCGCCACCTCCGCCACTAGCGTGGTCAGGATTAGCTGTTGCACTTGTTCCACCATTATTTCCTTGAGGAGGAGAAACGGGTGGTGTATTTCCTGCTCCTCCAGGATTATTTAATGAACCTCCAGGACCACCACCACCTGAACCACCAGTACCTGCACTATTTGCACCACCAGAAGATGTAATTGTTGAAAAAACTGAATTTGCTCCTTGTGTACCAGTACAATTTCCAGCTCCACCACTACCAACTGTGATTGGATAAGCTTGTACAGAAGCTGTTATTCCAGCAGGTGCAGCTAAAGGTTTTGCTGGATATGTTAATGGGGCTAAACTAGGTGCAGCAAATCTAAAACCACCTGCTCCAGCTCCTCCTCTTGTATTTCCAGATTGACCACCACCACCTCCACCACCAGCTACTACAACATATTCTACTGTATCTGAACCTGCTGGAGTTCCGGCATTTGTAACTGTAAAAGTTCCTGGGCCTGTAAATGTATGGATTTTATAATCTCCACACTCTGTAATTGTTCCACCTGTTGCTGTAACAAAAGGAGGAACTCCTCTAACATTAGAGGTTGAATCCATAGTATTAATCCAACCTTGTGTTGAATCTACAAATACAAAAGTTACTGATTGTCCTTCTGTAGTTAAAACTGCATTTTCATTTTGTGAACCAATTTTATCTGAACCATTTGGTGTTATTGTTAAATTATTTGTTTGCCAAGTCGCTGCGTAATCAGCTAAACTTACAATCGCTCCAGCACTTCCCGCTGGTAAATTTACTGTAAAAGCACCACCTGATGTATTACAAAAATATCCATTACCTGATACTGCACTGAACGTTGCAGTTTTAGGAGTTGTATCCCAATCAACAGTCCCCGTTCTACCGAATCCTGTTTGACTACCATTATTAACAACAGTAGTTCCAGAAGGAAAAGTTATCGTATCACCTGAAGCACCAACTGTTAAATTAGTTCCGCATTGTGGTTCGATTGCATTTACTTCTATTTTACTCATTAAATTATTACCAATGTTCCTGTTACTGTTTGTGTTCCTGTAATTGTAACAGGTCCTGCTAATACTCCTGAATCTAGTGTTTGGTCTTGATCTAATGTTGATGCATGAGTAACCACGTATCCCGTTGCTTCCATGACTGGTGACATTGCTTTCTTTGCAGGGATAGTACAAAATACTTCTTTTGCACCCGCTGAAAAATCAATTTTAGCTGTAGTACCTAAGTTATTACTTATGACTGTGTCTCTTGATAAAGTGTCTGTTGCAGCATCGGTTACTGTACCAATACCTACTTCAAACTGATCTGATCCAGTATTTGTAATACAATAATACGTAGTATTAGTATTACCTACACCCGATACGAATGAAATAAAATCATCAGAAGCACCTGCTAGGTCGAACGTTCCCGTTCCAGTAGTGGTGCTTGTCTCTTTAACTCTATCGTTAATGACAAGTGCCATCTATACTCCTAAGCTATTCTTAATATTGCTGTTGTTGTCGTAAATTCTGGAAACTGAATAGTGAATGTTCCTGCAGTTGCAGTTTTAACTCCACCAAAATCTAACACACAAACTGCTTTTTTACCGTCTGTACTATTATAAATTAAAGCTCCTTCAGCTGATAAAGTTACTCCAGTAAACGATAAGTTTGCAAAATCAACAATTGCAACTCCTGATGCAACTGATGTTTGTTGTGATTGTAGCTGTGATCCTTTAGCTGTGTATTGCCCTGAATCAGATACTTCATTACCTGTTGTGTAAGATGTTGTTGCTGCGTTAATTGTTGCTAATGATGTGTATAACGCTAAATTAAATGCGTCACCACCTGAAGCTAGATCGTGAACTCCGTCTAATAATTCTTTTTTAAATGAATTACATACTGCTTGTGTTATTGCCATAATATTTCTCCTTTAATAATTTATCATGAATTAGGTGAAGGCGAAGGCACTTTTATACGTGGTACACCATCATCAAATTCAGCACGTCTTCTTCTTCCCATTTGTTGAAGAGCAAACGCTTGTATTTCTTCATTATACTTCTCTTTATAGAGATTGTACATATCCAAGGGTCCTTTTAGATAAGAAAAAGCTTCAGTTAAAACACCATGAAGCAGTAAAGATTCTTGATACTGAGATAAATAATTTGTACTTGTTGAAGTAAATCCAGGAGGATCAATTATGTAGTTTAATTGAACTGCATAAGCTTGATCTGGAGTTGGAGCTACAACGACATTATCATCATCCCAATTAGCATAATACTTAGGTTTACCTGTAGCACCAGAACTATTATATTCTGAGATAAAGCTAGTATCTCTTTTTTCCATAAAATCTCTAGTTCCTGTTTGATCGGTAGTAGAGAATACTTGTAATGATCTAATAATTAAAAAATCAGCAGGCATAACAAGATACCTTTTATTAGCTGTAAATGAAGAAGTAGCGTACTTTCTAGTTTCATCGTAGTCTACCGCACCTGCAATCCCTAATTCTGTGTTTCTAATAAACTGTTGGATTAGAGTGTCTGTTAATACATTAGCATCAACTTCTGTATAGCTTCTTACTTGTGTTAAAAAATTTGAATAAGTTATTGCCATTATGTAATACTAATCACTACCTTTCCTACCCTAGTTCCTATTTGTCTTTTATTGTTTTCTTCTAATGGATCCGTAGAAGGCTGCATACCATTTGAAGTAAATTGTCCAGGCCAATATTGTGGGTCTAAATAAACTGTAACCGGAGCTGCTCTTTGAGGTCTAGCGTTCCATAACGCTTGAGGATCCGCCATATGTGGTTTTGGATCTAATTGTGGATGCTTAGCTTCAAATTCAGATGTATGTACCCATGAACCATTCCATTCTTTTACCATTTCTAAATAAGGAAAAGCTTGTCCTGATCTATCTGATATTGATTGAGAGCGTTTTCCTTTTGCGTAAGCCATTATGATCCTTGTGGGTAATAAACATTAGGAGTGATATAAACAGAAGTTCTCTGCCCATCTTCTTCTAATGCTCTTTTTAATTCATCTTCATACAACAATTTTAATGCTTGGATTCTATCAGGTGCAACTTTTTGTGATAGATAAAATGCTAATCCAGATACCATACAAGGAAAGAATCTAAAAGGCATATCTGAAGTGTTAGTATAAGCACCTACATCTTGAATTCTTGCAAGGTAATAATAGAATATATTACTCACGGCGCTCGTATCAGGAGCCAGATATAAACTTATAGTTGGATTAATTTGTCTATTAACATAATACTGTGAAGGTGTTCCTGTTATAGTCTTATCAGGTATCGCAATATACTCAGATCTAGATACTTTTGTTAATGTTTGTTGATTACCACCTGTTGTAGTTACAACAGCTTCAAGTACATCATTACAATCACTAGGTGTATCGTAAGTTACTTGGCCGTTAATAAATGTTGTAGTTTCTGATTTAACTTTCCAAAGGTTAATACCTCTGTTACCCCATTCAGAAAATAAAAGATTTAAACTTCTTCTAGCAGAACGAATATCGTTACCTGAATTAGTTCTTACGCCACATCTTTCGTAAGCTTCTTCAATAAC